CAAGCAGCAACGTAGGCTTGGGTAAAGACTTCTCAGGCAATGCTAACTATTGGACTACGAATAACATCTCCATTACGACTGGTGAGACGTATGACAGCATGACGGATGTGCCTACGTTGACGAGTGCGACTGCGGCTAATTTTGCAACGCTTAACCCTTTGCAACTTCCTAGCGCAACATTGTCTAACGGCAACCTAACTGCAAGTGGTGGCAGTGCATTTTCTATCTCAACCATTGGAATGTCATCGGGTAAATACTATGCTGAGATGACTGTTACAACGGTTGGTGGTGAATCATCTTGTGGTATTTCGCAAGGCGGGTACACAACGCAAACTGGCACAGCGGTAGGTACAACACTTAACGGCGGCGCAACTGCATACGGTTACCTTAACGATGGGTCTAAGTTTAGCAACGGCGTAAACCCTGCTTATGGGTCATCGTACACATCGGGCGATGTGATTGGTATTGCATTTGATGCTACGGCAGGAACGCTCACGTTTTACAAAAACAATACTAGTCAAGGTTCGGCGTACACGGGTTTAACTTCAGGTCCATATTTTTTTGCCGTGGAAGGTCGAGTAGGGGGTGGCACAAACAACTGCTCCATTAACTTCGGACAACGCCCCTTTTCTTACACACCCCCCACAGGCTTTGTAGCCCTGAACACATACAACTTGCCGACAAGCACCATCGTCAAGGGCAACACGGTGATGGATGCTACTTTGTATACCGGTGCAGGCAATACATTATCGTCTATTACAAACGCTGCGGGGTTTAAACCTGATTTTGTTTGGTCAAAAGCAAGAAGTGTTGGGTATAACAATTATGTGTATGACTCAGTTCGGGGAACTGGAACTAGCAAAAGCCTTGTAACTAGCCTCACCGACGCCGAAGGAACTAATTCGAGTAACGCTAATTTATCGTCATTTAATTCTAACGGATGGACAATAGGAACAACTAGCGGAACAAACGCATTAAACGATAGCGGGCAAACATTTGTCGGCTGGCAATGGCAAGCAGGACAAGGTTCATCGTCAAGCAACACCAACGGCACAATCACATCAACTGTGAGCGTTAATGCGAGTGCTGGGTTTAGTGTGGTGACGTTTTCAACACCAAGTGTTTATAGCAACGCAACTGTTGGTCACGGTCTTGGTGTAACGCCCTCTATGTTCATTGTTAAAAACCGTAACGGTGCTGCTAACATTAACTGGAACGTATACCATCAATCATTAGGCAACACCCAAGCAATATATTTAAACTTAACTAACGCTGCTACAACTAGTTCAACATTTTGGAACAATACAAGTCCAACAAGTTCTGTATTTACTGTTGGTGCTAACTTGTACAACAGTTCAGATATGGTTGCCTACTGCTGGACACCCATAGCAGGATACTCAGCGTTTGGTAGCTACACAGGTAATGGTTCGGCAACGGGTCCATTTGTGTATACCGGTTTTCAGCCTAAATTTATTCTTATCAAGTCAACAACAGCGGCTAGAGATTGGATTCTTTGGGATACTGTCAGAAACACATTTAACATTGGCACAGCAGGTGTTTTGTTTCCTAACACTTCAGGTGTTGAGTATTCAGGCGGGGGAGCGTATGCGGTGGCTGTTACGTCAAATGGTTTTTATTTACCTGTGTCTACTACCAATTTAAACGCAAGCGGTGAAACGCATATCTACGCCGCCTTTGCAACTGTGCCATTTAAGAATAGCCTAGCCTTTTGAGGAACATCATGTTCGCCATTATCCAAAATAATCTTATCGCCCTCCTAGTCCCCGCTGGCACAGCCTTTGAGTGGGATGGTATTCAATACCCTGCCAACTGGTGCAACCTGTCTAGCCCCGAGGAAAAAGCGGCTATCGGTATGGTTGATGTGGTCTACGGTCAATATCCTAACGACCAATACTACTGGGTTAGCCAAGACGCACCTGTCTACACCGGCACGGTAGTCGAGATTAACTACACCGCCACGCCTAAAGACCTAGCCCAATGTCAGACTAATGCTGTGTCATCCGTACAAGCCCAAGCATACTCAATCTTGCTGCCCTCAGATTGGCGAGTGGTCAAAGGTTACGAAACCAAGTCTGTAATTCCTCCAACATGGAACACATGGCGGCAAGACATTCGTACCCAATGCGACGCACAAGTCATTGCAATCAACGGCTGCACAACGGTTGACCAGTTAGCTGCGCTCCCCCCTGTGGTTTGGGAAAATGATCCTGTTCAAACTAAAGTATAAAAATGTCTTATTTTGCAAGAGTACCCACACTTACAGACGGTAAAGGCGTTGTTAATAACGTCATTGCGGCTAGTCAATCGTTTATTGACTCGGGTGCCGAAGGTGACCCGACTATGTGGTGGCAAACCTCATACAACACGCATGGGAATGTCCACTACGGTCAAGACGGCCAACCTGATGGCGGTGTAGCATTGCGCGCCAACTATGCCGGAATTGGCTACACGCTTGACACGACTGTTGTACAAGATGGTGTGGTCGGTGTGTTTTACGCACCACAACCATACCCGTCATGGATTCTAGATACCCAAACATACTATTGGGAAGCCCCTGTGCCCTACCCTTCAACAGGTGGGCCTTATATGTGGGATGAAACAACACAATCATGGGTGCTTGCGCCCGTATAGGCTAAGTAATATACTAATCGTACTGGTGCGAACCACCAGGACTCCTCGGAGTTACAAATGTCAGACGAAGTAAGCCAAGCGGAAGTGCCCGCGCCGACACCGGAAGTTACGGCAGAACCGGTTGTTGAAGTATCTGCGCCGGAAGTACCCGAAGCAGCACCTAAGTCCTTCTCACAAGAGGAATTAGACGCAGCCATCGGCAAGCGGCTCGCCAGAGAGCAGCGAAAGTGGGAAAGGGAACGAGTTCAACCTGTTGTGCAGCAAGCACCGGTTACGCCCGAGCAGTTTGCCTCAAACGAAGATTATGTCGAAGCCTTGGCTGATCAACGTGCGGAGCAAAAGATTGCCGAGCGAGATCAGCGCAGACAACAAGCTGAAATACTCGAAACCTATCACGACAAGGAAGAGGAAGTTCGTGCAAAGTATGATGACTTTGAACAAGTCGCATACAACCCGAATCTGCCAATCACCACCGTGATGGCCCAATCCATTCAGGCCTCGGACAATGGCCCCGAAGTGGCTTACCACTTAGGTGCAAACCCCCGAGAAGCGGAACGGATTTCACGTCTTTCGCCTATCATGCAAGCCAAAGAGATCGGGAAGATTGAGGCTCAGTTAACCGCAAACCCACCGATTAAAAAGACTTCAAACGCGCCAGCGCCTATTTTACCTGTATCAGCCCGTACGACCGGTTCACCGGCATACGATACGACTGATCCACGCTCTATTAAGTCAATGTCTACTTCCGAGTGGATTGAGGCAGAAAGAGCAAGACAGGTAAGGAAGCACGAAGCGCGTAACCTCCGCTAACTTATTTTAGGAATAATCATGGCAAATAGCATTCTAACCATCGACATGATCACACGGAAGTGCCTCGAAATTCTCGAGAACAACTTAGTGATCAGTCGCAACGTCAATCGTCAGTACGACGATTCCTTCGCCATTGAAGGCGCAAAAATCGGTTCAACCCTGCGTATTCGTCTACCTGACCGCGCGTTGGTAACCGACGGTGCCGCCTTGCAAGTGCAAGACGACAACGAGCAATACACAACTTTGGCTGTTGCAAGTCAAAAGCACATTGGCGTAAACTTTACCTCTGCCGAACTCACCATGCAAATGGATGATTTTGCAGAACGCGTTCTCAAGCCTCGCGTAAGCCAATTGGCATCAAGCGTTGATGCTGACGTAGCTTCGGTCTACAAAAGCATTTACAACGCAGTAGGCACTCCTGGTACGACTCCTTCGACTTCTGCTGTTTTGCTTGCAGCACAACAGAAACTCAACGAGTTTGCTACCCCTATGAGCACACGTTATGCGACTGTTAACCCAGCCGCCAACGCCGGTTTGGTCGAGGGCTTAAAAAGTCTGTTTAACCCAACTGGTACTATCAGCCGTCAGTTCAAGAACGGTATGATGGGCGAAGGCGTATTGGGCTTAGATGAGATCAATATGTCGCAGTCGATTGTTCAGCACACCACAGGTGTTTCGCCAACTGCTCCAATCGTGGCGACTGCGGTTACAACTGAAGGCTCAACCTCGCTTGCCATTAGCTTCACAAGCGGCTCACCCACGTTTAAGATTGGTGACGTGTTCACCATTGCTAGCGTGTTTGCAGTCAACCCACAAACCCGTCAAACAACTGGCTCGCTGCAACAGTTTGTCGTAACTGCTGACGTAACTGTTTCGTCAACAACTACCGCAACGCTGACAGTTCAACCGCCTATGTATACCTCGGCTAACGCCTTGGCTACTATCAATGCGTTCCCCGCAGCTAGCGCTGTGTTGACGTTCTTGGGTGGATCGGCAACAGCCTACCCGCAAAACTTGATCTATCACAAAGATGCGATCACGTTAGCGACTGCTGACTTGCTGTTGCCACAGGGTGTGGACATGGCTTCGCGCCAAGTGCATAACGGAATTTCGCTGCGTATCGTGCGTCAGTACGATATTAACAACGACCGTATGCCTTGCCGTGTGGACGTTTTGTACGGTTTTGCAGCCATTCGTCCGGTTACCGCCGTGCGTTTGTGGGGCTAAACAGAGTGGGGCTTTGGCCCCTCTTCTAAACTTTTTAAAGGAATTTCATCATGGCACTTCCAAATGGCGCAGGTGGCTATCAATTCGGTGATGGCAACGAAACCGAAATCAACATGGTCACGCAAGTGGCTCCTACAGCTAAAGTAGCCGCAGCCACTCTGACTGCTGCTGAATTAGCAACCGGCATCATCACCTACACGGGTGCTGCTGCGGCCTTAACTATGCCCTTGGGCACAGCGTTAGACACAGCGTTTCCTAGCATGAAGGTCAATAGCTGTTTTGACTTTTACATTATTAACATCGGTGGCACAAACGCTGCTACGGTCACGGCTAACACCGGCGTGACTTTGGTGGGCGTTGCAGCAGTTTCGGCTAACACCGCTTGCAATTGGCGCGTTCGCAAGACCGCTGACGCAACTTACGTCGCTTACCGCATTGCAGGTTAATGCGTAGAGGGGTGGGTGATCCTCACCCCTCGCACAAGGATTCTGAATGCACATTTATCTCAAGCACCCAATCCACGGCAACAAGGTGGCAATTTCCGATTTGGAAGCCGAAAATGACGTTAAAAACGGGTGGGAAGTATATAATTTAGACGCGCCAACCCAAGAGGTTGCGCCTGTGAATGAGTTAAAACGACGTCGTAAAACGGAGTAAGTATGACCACAACCACAGCCGGTGATCAAATTAATGGGGCGTTACGCCTAATCGGTCAACTGGCTGAAGGTGAAGAGCCGTCGGCTGCGACCGCTAATGATGCGTTAGCCGCACTCAATCAAATGATCGACTCATGGAATACCGAGCGCTTGTCGGTGTTCTCAACGCAAGATCAAGTCTTCTCTTGGGCACCAAATTTTGCCACACGCACCCTTGGCCCCACGGGTGACTTTGTAGGTAACCGCCCTATTCTGATAGATGACTCAACTTACTTTCTAGATGCGTCTTCGGGCATTTCGTTTGGCATTAAGTTAGTCAACCAACAGCAGTATGACGGCATTGCGGTCAAGACCGTGACGTCAACCTATCCCCAAGTCATGTTTGTCAACATGACTTACCCAAACATTGAAATGACTGTTTATCCGGTGCCTACCAAGGTGTTGGAGTGGCACCTTATATCGGTTGAGGAATTGACTACTGCTGCGTTGTTGTCCACACCCTTGACGTTCCCCCCAGGCTACCTCCGCGCGTTTCGCTACAACTTAGCGTGTGAATTAGCGCCTGAGTTTGGCGTTGAGCCTAGCCCCCAAGTGTCGCGCATAGCCATGTACTCCAAGCGCAACATTAAACGCATCAACAACCCTGACGATATTATGTCGCTGCCGTACTCAATTGTTGCAACGCGTCAGCGTTTCAATATTTTTGCTGGCAACTACTAATGAAGTCGCCCATCCTCGGTTCATCCTATGTGACCCGCAGCATCAACGCGGCCAACAATCGCATGGTCAACTTGTTCCCCGAGGTAATTGCCGAGGGTGGTCTAGAACCCGCATTCCTAAACAGAGCGCCAGGGCTTGAACTATTAGTTGCCGTGGGCACCGGCCCCGTGCGGGGCTTGTGGCAATACGGTGGTTACGCCTACGTTGTGTCGGGCAATACGCTTTACCGCATTGATAATCAATACGCCATTACAACGCTTGGCGTGGTCGCAAACGACGGCCCCGTGTCAATGGCAGATAACGGCAATCATTTGTTTGTGGCGTGTAATGGGCCAAGTTTTATCTACAACGCCACGACTACTATATTTGCTCAGATTACGGACGTAGACTTCCCTGGCGCATTAACGGTTTCGTACCTTGACGGCTACTTTGTGTTTATTGAGCCCGATAGCCAGCGCGTATGGGTAACAGAACTGCTCGACCCGCTGCTAGTTGACCCGCTTGATTTTGCAAGCGCCGAGGGTAGCCCCGACGGTTTGGTGTCATCTATTACCGACCATTCTGAAATTTGGCTGTTTGGCACAACTTCGGTTGAAGTTTGGTACGACGCAGCCCAAGGTTCGGGTTTTCCTTTAATACGCATTCAAGGCGCGTTTAACGAGATTGGGTGTGCTGCAACCTTTTCGGTTGCCAAACTAGACAACGGTTTGTTTTGGTTAGGCGCAGATAATCGGGGGCAAGGCATTGTCTACCGCTCACAAGGCTACACCGGTGTGCGTATCAGCACCCACGCTATTGAGTGGCAGATTCAGCAGTACGGTGACATTTCTGACGCCATTGCCTACACTTATCAGCAAGACGGTCATTCGTTTTACGTCCTGACCTTCCCTACCGCGCAAGCGACTTGGGTGTATGACGTTGCCGCGCAAGCATGGCATGAGCGGGCAAGTTTTAGTAACGGTGACTTTAGCCGTCACCGCAGCAATTGCCAAATGTTTTTTAATAACGAGGTCATCGTAGGCGACTTTCAAAACGGCAATTTGTATGCCTTTGATTTGGAAGTTTACGCAGATGGCCCACGCACTCAGAAATGGTTGCGCTCATGGCGAGCGTTGCCCACCGGCACCAATAACTTTAAACGCACAGCCCAACACTCTTTGCAATTAAATTGCGAATCCGGCGTAGGTCTACAAGGCAAAACCGAAATACCAGGGCGCGTCTACTTGAGCCCCATGATCGTATCAGGTTCAATTGGTATTGTGGATGAGATTGAAATTATCATGTCTGTGGACGATTATGTGCAGCCTTTGGTAATGCTGCGCTGGTCAGACGATGGTGGCCACACTTGGTCAAACGAGCATTCAAGATCAATGGGCGGTATAGGCGCGTACGGCACCCGCGTCATTTGGCGTCGCCTTGGCATGACTGAAAAGTTGCGTGATCGGGTGTATGAGATTTCAGGCACCGATCCGGTCAAGATTGCCATCATGGCGGCTGAACTTGATGTGACGGCTACCAAAGCATGAACATTACTCAAATCCCCGCGCCTCGGGTGCCTGTTGTAGACCCAGCTACGGGGCTTATGTCACGCGAATGGTTTAGATTTTTTAACGCCATATACGAACAATTGGGCGCTGGTGCGGGCGGGGCTTCAGGAACTTTTACAACAACCGACTTTAAAACCGTGACAGTCGTCAACGGCATCATTACAGGGATAGTCTAATGTCCATCAATCTTTCAGCCTTTGCTGGTGCGGGCGCGCAATTCTCGGATGCCAATGGCGCACCTCTGACCGGCGGCTTGATATACACCTACCTGTCGGGCACTACCACGCCAGTTACAACCTACACCACCCGCGACGGCACGACTAACAACACCAACCCAATTGTGTTGGACGCGGCAGGGCGCACACCCAATGAGATTTGGCTAGACGGCGGGGTGCTGTACAAGTTTATTTTAAAAACCTCGGCTTTTGTGCAGATTGGGTCGTATGACGATATCCCCGCAATTAACGACACAACAACCTTTAGCAACCTAATTACGGTTGCTGGTACAAACACGCTAACCGGCTTGGCTACACCCGCATTGTCGGGCTACGCTGCGGGCGCACAATACAGCTTTATTGCTCAGAACGCCAACACCGCTGCCGTCACAATTGACATCGACACGCTTGGTGTTAAGTCAATTACCAAGTTTGGTACGGTGGCTTTGGCGGCGGGCGACATTCAAGCCGGTGCTTTGACGCTAATCGAATACGACGGTACGCGGTTTCAATTGCTTAACGTCACCAACAATACCTTTAAAAACATTGTTGAAACTACAACTATATCGGCAACCGCTGCTACCGGCACAATTAACTACGACGTAGCAACACAATCCATTGTGTATTACACAACTGCTGCAACAGCCAATTGGACAATAAACTTACGCGCATCATCGGCGGCTACGCTTAACAGCTTGATGTCTACGGGGCAGACCATTACCGTCACCTTTATGGCAACCCAAGGTGCAACCGCCTACTACAACAGCGTGTTAACTATTGATGGCGTAACAGTCACACCCAAATGGCAAGGTGGTGTTGCACCTACTGCGGGTAATGTTAACTCGGTGGACACCTACACTTACGCCATTCTTAAAACTGCAAGTGCTACGTTTACCGTGCTTGCTGCTAGAACAAGGTACGCATAAATGCCACGTTTATCGACCATCGGTGTAGCATCGGCGGGCGCGTTTGGCTTTGGCACAAGCGGCAGTCTGCTTATTGACTACCTTATCGTTGCAGGTGGTGGCGGGGGCGGCGCCCCAGGCCCCGCCGGCGGCGCCCGAGGAAGGCCAGCTCATCAACGTCCCGGTGCTCACCGCGACGACGCTGCA